AAAGCGCGCGCGGCCCGGACTGTTGGTGGTGTTTGGTCGCTCGTTACCCGATAACGTCAATCTAAGTTGCTCCGTGCATCGGCGTGCGTTGGTTCCGGCGAGGGGTAACTGCACAAAAAGTGGGGGCGATGCCGATGGGCGGCAGGGAAAAGAGGCGCGAAACGCGCGAGGCGAACGATTGGATTCGGGACGTGTCCGACGATCGGCTGCGGGGGTATGCGCGGATGTTGGCGTCTGAGGGCAGGTATCGGCGTGGCGATTCGGTGCGGCCGGCCAGCACGCAGCACTTCTTGTCGACGTTGGTTACCGATGAGATTTTGCGGCGCGGTGGCGATGGCGAAATGTTCAAGGGGGTCGCGCATCGTGAGTTCGACGAAGGCGTGCAGAAGGCATGGCGCCCGTTCCAGAAGAAAGAGGGCGGCGAGTGATTCCGCCTCCGGTGCTGGCGGCGCTCGGTTCGCTTGCGCTCGATGCGCTGGCGGTCGCGGGTCCGGTGCTGCTTGCTCGGGTGTGGGTGTTTTACGCGCGGCGCCTTCGGGCGTCGTTGTCGCAGTGAACGTACTTCGCGGAGTTGGCCCGGCCGCGCGGTGCGACCTTTTCGGGCCGTTAGGGGGTAACGAGATGAATAAGATCCGCAATTGGGGTGCGGCCACGCTGGCGACGTTCTCGGTTCCGATGGTGGCGCAGGCTGCCGTTCCGGAAGGCGTCACGACGGCTCTGTCGGCGCTGTCGACGGATGCGGTTACGGTGGCTGGTGCGGTGCTTGCCGCGCTGGTGGCCGTCTACGCGTTCAAGTTCATGCGCAAAGGGCTGTGATGTGGCAGGTCGGCTCTGCGTGCTACGAAACCGAGGCGGGGGCGGCGGCTGCGGCTGCTTCCTCTCAGGTCGGTTCCGTCGTCACGCATGGGTCGACAGCGTACGTGGTCGATGTGTCGGCGATCGATTCCGCCGGGGCGTCGATCACGTACGTTTTCGCGCCGATCGACGGCGGTACCGCGATGCAATTGGTTGCACCGTATTCAGCACAACCGTGCGGGCTGTTGTCGTATGCGGACGGCCTTGCGCTTGGTTGGGGCGTCGGCGCTGCGTGGATTGGCGCCTTCTGCCTGCTCACACTGACAAGGGCTTTTCGGCATGGCGACGCCTGAGTTTTGGGCCATGTTCATCGGATCGATGGGGCTGGCATGGCTAATCGTGCAGCGCTGGTAATCCTCGCGCTCTTCGCGTTGTTCTCTTCGCCCGCATACGCGGGCTTTGCTTTGGCGAAGCCTCCTGCGGGGTGGGTGAAGTCGCAGGCCGGCGCTACGTTCAAGGCGCCTCATACGTTTCCCGGTAACGATGGTTATTTTCGGACCACGGCCACGGTGAACGTCGGCGGTCGGGTGGTTGATCTTCCTGCGGGGTTGATGGTCGCGGCGAACGCGGCATCTTTTGTCGCTCCGGCGTTACGGTTGACTCCGGGCGGGTTGCTTGGGGCGGCGACTCTGACATTTCTCGCAACGTACGGGTTGCAATGGGCAGGCTCGCAATGGATGCATCAGCAGCAACCAGAGGAAAACATGGGCGGGGTTTGGTGGAAGAGCCCGTGGGGTCCTGCGAATTGCACGGGTACGGGTATTTCTGCGTGTGTGCAAAGCACGGCGGAAATGAGTGCGCAGGTAATGGAAGCATGGCCACACTTGGCGCCGTTTCTGGCGCCTTGGTTTGACGGTGTTTTGTGGAAGGTTTGTCCTGAGAGCGATCCGGATTTCTGCGCTGTGTACGCTGAAACGACGATCGAGACTCCACCGGGTTATGTGGCGCCGGCGACCGAGCAGGATTGGCAGCAGGTCACCGGCCAATTGCCGATTGCCGTGCAGCAGGATTTAGCGCGGCTGATGCCGCTACCTGTTGCGTTGCCCGAGGCGTTGCCGCAGCGCGTCCCGTTGGATTCTCCGCAGCCGGTCCCGGGTACGAATCCGCAGCGCTATAAGCAACAGGTCGTCGACATCGTGCCGCGTCCGACACTCGCGGAGCCGTGGCGTGTCGAGCTCAAACCCGGTGAGCTAGAGTCCGAAGACCCGGATATGCCGATCGATCCGAGCGAGCTAGGTGAAGAGTCGCCCGAAGCCGATCCGACGGCGGGCGAGGATCCGAAGCCGGGGCTTTGCGAGGAGTACCCGGACATTCTCGCGTGTCAGAAGTTGGGCGAGGTCGAAGAGCAGGCGCTCGAAGAAAAGACGGTGTCGTTGTCGATCGAGGCAACGAGTGGATGGGGTGAGGGTGGCGGCTCGTGTCCGGCCGATCGCTCGGTGTCGGTGTTGGGCACCGAGGTAAGCATGAAATGGACGCTGTTCTGCGATTTCGCCGATCAGGTGCGGCCAGTCGTTATCGCGATGGCGTGGCTGTCGGCGGTGCTCGGGTTCGTCGGGCTGTCTCGTCGTGAGGCGTGACGATCGTTAGCGGGTAACGATCGGAAGGCGGGCGGGTTCCGGCGAGGGGTAACTGCACAAAAAGCGGGGAGCGGTGATGGAAGGCATGGCGGCATGGTTGCAGCAGATCACTTGGCCTTTGGTGTCGCGGGTGCTCACGGCGCTCGGCTTTGGCTACGTCACCTATGAGGGCGCTTCAACGGCTGTCGAAACGGCGTTGAACGCAGCGAAATCGACCATTGGCGGCATTGGCGCGGACGTGGCTGCGCTGCTCGCGAAAGCGGGTTTCTTCGATTACATGGCCATCACGTCGGGCGGCATTGTTTCGGGGCTTGCGTGGATGGTGATGAAGCGCATGGCGCTGCAAACGACCGGGGGCACGGCATGAGCGCGATGCACGGTTTCGCGCTTGGCTTTTCTTCGGCGGTCGCGCTGCTGTATTTTGTCGCTCAGGTGGTGGCGCTGGTACGTGATGCTGAGGCTGGCAAATGAACGCTTGGGATGCTGTGCAGTTCGGCTTCTGGTTCGCTATTGGCTTCGGCGCGGCGGGCTTCATCGGGGCATTTCTCGTGTTCGTTGCTCGGCTCGCGTTCGACGCGCTTGATCGATGATTACGCTCATTACCGGGGCGCCGGGTTCGGGGAAGTCGGCCGCGCTGGTCGATCTGTTGACGCAGTTGGCGAAGGATCGAAAGCTTTACGTCGATGGCGTGCCCGATCTTCTCGTCCCGCATGAACCGCTTGACGATGTGCGCGAATGGCCCGGCGTGGTGCCTGACGGTGCGGCGATCGTGGTCGATGAGGTGCAGCGCGTTTGGCGTCCGCGCGGCGTCGGTAGCAAAGTTCCGGCCGATATAGCGGCGCTTGAAACGCATCGCCATCGGGGGCTTGATTTCTTTTTGGTCACGCAGCAGCCGTCGTTGGTCGATAAGAACGTGCGCGCGCTTGTCGGGCGTCATGTGCATCTGCGGGATCTCGGCGTGCTCGGGCGCTGGTGGTACGAATGGCCCGAGTGTTCCGAGGGCGTGACGTGGCGCACGGCGCCAATCAAGCGAAAGTACCGGCTGCCGAAGCGCGTTTTCTCGTTGTATCGGTCGGCGAGCGTGCACGTGAAGCCGATCCGGTCGGTTCCGTGGGTGCTCGGGCTGATGGTCGTTGCGCTGGTCGGTACGGCTGTGCTTGGTTGGTTCGCGTATCAGCGGATCGCTTCTCATATGTCGCCCGTTGTCGAGTCGGGCGATCTGGTGCAGCAGGCGTCAGGGCAGGGGGTCCGGTTGTCGTCGTCTGCGGCGGCATCGATGCCGATCAAAGCGGAGTTGACCGGCGCCGATCTGGCGCTGTCGTTCATGCCGCGTCTTTCGTACGATCCGGCGTCGGCGCCGATTTACGATGATCTGCGGAGGGTGGTCGTTATGCCGCGCATTGCGGCCGGTTTGTGCATGGGTGAGCGCTGCAAGTGCTTTACGCAACAGGGTACGGATGCGGGTCTGACGAGCGACGAGTGCCGATCGTGGTTGGATCGCCCGCCGTTCGATCCGTATCGGCAGCCGGAACGGGAGCCGGCCCGGTCTGAGCCGGTTGCCGTTACCGACTAATGATGCGGTCTGCGGTATTCGCGCGGGTTGTAGACGGCGGTGCGCCAGTCGCGTGGCCGTGGCGGCCGCGGTCGTTTCTTGGTAACGGCAACGAGTACGGCGCACGCGAGCACGGCGAGCAGTCCGACGGCGATCGGGCCGATCCAGTGATAGGCGGTCATTGCGCGTTGTTGCCGTATCGCGTGGCGAGTCGTTGCGCGTCTCGCGCGTCGAGTGTGTCAAGGGCAGCGCTAAATTCGGCCCCCCCTAGGCGGTCGCGTGCTTCGGCTAGCAGTCCTTCGATTAGTGTCTTCTTGGTGCAGCCGTAGTGGCATGTGAGCGCCTCAAGGGTTACTTGTGAGCGAGCATCGATCATCAGAGAAAGGGGGCGGTCTCCGAAGGTCGAATCTCGCTGTCGTTTCTTGTAGCGGCGCTGTCGTTCGGCGTTCTGCGCTCTTAGGCGCTCGGTGCGCTCTTGCTCCGCAACAAGGTCGCGAGTTTGGGTGTCGTCGGTCTGCTTCATGGTGGGTGTTTCTCCGTGCGCGTTAGCAAGTAACGCTATAGTCTCATATGTTACCCGGTAACGCAACTACCGTCCGTCGGCTTCTGTGCGGTCCGTCACAGTGCATCGACCTTCCCGTTCTGGCACGGTCTTTGCAAAGCTCCCTTTGCAAGCAAGCCAAACCGAGGCACGCGGAAACGGTCCTTCCGGTTTCATATCTGCCTATGGCGTTGCTGCGGGTCCGATCTGCGCAGGTCTGTCATGGCGTAAATGAAACCGGTGCTGTGTCCTTCGAATGCGGGCTTTTGCGAAAGGGATTTGTAGGGGCCGAAGGCATCGCGCAGCGATCGGAGCGAAGCGGAGCCCGTAGAAGCCCGGTCCCGGCGAAGCCGGGATTCGCTCAGGTGTTGCCGTGGCGGTTGCAGCGATCGCCGATCGTCCGCGTACGTAATAGCGCGAATCGGCCCGGACGGCGACCCGACGGCGGCGACGTAGTCGACGGCGGCGGGGCGCCGGCCGCAGGCCGGCGCCCTAAACTTGTAAGAGGGACACAAACCAACCGATACGAATCGTTCGCGTTCGAGCGCGGCGTCGGGGCGGTTGGGTTCCGGCGTGGGGTAACTGCACAAATAGCGGGATAGCAGCAGGCGAAAAGAAAGCCCGGCGACGTGGTCAGCGTCCCGGGCCGTGGTCAACCGAGAAAGGGTGTACATGCATTCGATCGACGAAGAGAGTTTCGCACGTCACAAGCCGTTTGCCGATAGCTTCTTGCTCTCCGTGCGGGATTTCGGGGGCGGTGAGCGTGAAGTGATGGTGCAGCGGTACGACAGGCGCACGCCGTTGGCCGCGGAAGTCGTTCTGGAAGCTGAGCGGCGCGGCCGGATGGGGTCAGGGCCTCTTAAGTCTCGCTCGGAGCGCCTGCGCGATCCCGGGCCGTTTGATGAGGCTTTCGATCGCGAGGCGTATTGGGCGTGGCGCGTGGAGCGTGCTGAGTTCGAGCGCAAGCGTGCGGAGAATCGGGAACGGGCGGCGCGTCGGGCGCGATCGGAGTGCGCTGCGCGGTTGAAAGCGATCGGGGCGGATCGGAT